TACTACTGTTCATGACTTATACGCCATGTACACTATAGGATGGTTTTATCATGAAGATCACACTGTTGATCTAAATCGTAATGTACGTGAGTTTAAAAATATTCCTCTAACTCAAACTTCATCTGATATTTTAGGACTTGAATATACTGAAATAAAGCCAAGAGTATATTTAAAGAAAAAGCCAAAGTCAATTAAACAAAAGTATGTAGTGATTGCTCCACATGCTTCTGCTCATGCTAAGTACTGGAACTATCCAGGTGGGTGGCAGCGTGTTATAAACTGGTTAAATGATAAAGGTTATAAAGCAGTTATGATTACTAGTGAACCATTAAATGATGAATGGCATGATTCTAAACTAGGTGGTACTTTAAAAAATATTGTTAATAAAACTGGCAATTTACCACTTGAGGATCGAATGAACGACATTACACATGCTTCCGCTTTTATTGGTGTAGGTAGTGGTTTAAGTTGGTTAAGTTGGGCATTAGGACAAAAAACAGTACTCATCTCAGGCTTTTCAGAACCCTATAGTGAGTTTACAGATTGTGAACGTATTTATACTCCGTCAGGACTTTGTTCAGGATGTTTTAATAAGGAATGGCTTAACCCAGGAGATTGGGAATGGTGCCCAGAACATAAAGACACTCCAAGACATTTTGAATGTACTAAATCAATCACTCCAGAGATGGTGATAAAATCTCTAGAAAAAGTACTTAATATTTATTAGATATAAGTAGTTCTGTCTTTTTAAGGTTGCGTTTATCAAGCTGTTTTTTGAACAAGAGCTTGATATTTATAATAAAATATAACCTAATATCAAAATGGCAGAAACTTTAGTATCACCTGGTGTTTTAGCAAGAGAAAACGATCAGTCATTTTTAACCCAAACTCCAGCTACAGTCGGAGCGGCTATTATCGGTCCTACAACTAAGGGACCAGTTGAACTCCCAACTATTGTAACCACTTACTCAGATTACATTAATAAATTTGGTGGTGCCTTTATCAGTGGTGGCGATTCATACTCATTCTTGACAGCATTAACAGCTTACAACTACTTTATAAATGGTGGTACTTCACTTCTAGTTGCTAGAGTAGTAAGTGCTTCAGCAACTTGGGCCCCAGCTACTACAGCTACTGCTTCTGTTGATGGTTGTGCTATTCTTAATGCTGATGGAGATGAAGCTTTTATCTTAGAAACCATCTCAGAAGGTGTTATTATGAACAGTTCAGGCTCAGAAATATCTGGGTCTTTAGTAAATGGTACTTTTGATAATGTTAGATGGTCTATCCAAAATGCTAACACTTCTTCAGGTACATTTACTCTATTAGTAAGACAAGGTAATGATAATACAAATAACCAAATTGTATTAGAGACTTGGACTAACTTATCATTAGACCCAACTCAAGGTAACTACATTGCAGCTGTAATTGGTGACCAAACTCAAAATTACAATCTATCAACAATTCAGATTACAACATCAGGTTCTTACGCTAATAGATCAAATTATATCAGAGTAAAATCAGTTGAAACTCCTACTCCAAACTATTTTAATAATAATGGTGTACCTAAACCAGCTTTTACAGGTTCAATCCCAGTAAATGCTAGTGGTTCTTTTGGTGCCGCAACAGGTGATCCAACAGCTACAGCAGGTAATAAGTACTATAATGAAATCACTAACACAAACACTCAAGGTTTAACTGGTAGTGATTACACTAACATGATTAACTTGTTAGCTAACCAAGATGACTATAGATTTAATCTATTAGTTACTCCAGGTTTAGTAAATGCTTTTGCTTCTAACACTAGCCCAATTACAAGCATCATTACAAACACTCAAAACAGAGGTGATAATATCTATATTCCAGACATGGTTGGATATGGTTCAACTACTGGAGCTGTAGTATCACAAGCTGCTTCTAGAGACACTTCATACGCCGCTACTTACTGGCCATGGTGTCAAGTAATTGACCCAGAAACAGGTAAGAATGTTTGGGTACCAGCTTCAGCCTTGATTCCAGGTGTTTATGCCTTCAATGACAGAGCAGCTGATCCTTGGTTCGCACCTGCGGGTATTAACAGAGGTGGTTTAGGTCAAGTAATTAGAGCTGAACAAAAATTATCTCAATCTAACCGTGATACCTTATACACAGGTAAAGTAAACCCAATTGCAACATTCCCAGGAACTGGAGTTGTAGTATACGGTCAGAAAACATTACAAACTAAGTCATCTGCTCTTGATAGAGTAAATGTTCGTAGATTGTTAATTCAACTTAAAGGATTTATCTCTCAAGTAGCTAATAACTTAGTGTTTGAACAAAATACTCTAACTACAAGAAATAACTTCCTATCAATTGTAAACCCATATCTAGAATCAGTTCAACAGAGACAAGGTTTATATGCATTTAGAGTGATTATGGATGATTCCAACAACACAGCAGACGTAATTGATAGAAACCAACTTATAGGCCAGATCTTCATCCAACCAACTAAGACAGCTGAATTCATCTATCTCGACTTTAGCATCTTACCAACTGGAGCAACGTTCCCAGCGTAAAAGTTCTAACCACTAATATTTATAATAAAATAAATAACACAGCAAAATGGCAGTATTAGGTATAAACGATATTTTCTTCACCCCATTCGAACCTAAAGTTCAGAATAGATTTATCTTCTCAATCACAGGTATCCCAGCCTTCATGATTAAGGGACTATCAGCAGTAGGCTTCGATCAAGGTGAAATCAAATTAAACCATATCAACATCTACCGCAAAATAAAAGGTAGAACTGTTTGGAATGATTTGACTATGACACTATACGATCCAATCACACCTTCAGGTGCTCAAGCAGTAATTGAATGGCTTCGTTTACACCATGAATCTGTAACTGGTAGAGATGGTTATTCCGACTTCTATAAGAAAGATCCAACTATCCAAGTACTAGGTCCAGTAGGTGATATTGTTTCAGAATGGGTAATCAAAGGCGCTTTCATTAAGTCAGCTAACTTTGGTGAATACAACTGGGACACTGATGCTGGTGCTGTAAGCCTTACTGTAACAATGGGTATGGATTACTGTGTACTAAACTTCTAAGAAGTTTTTTACCAAAACTAAAATTAAGCTTGCTATTCGGCAAGCTTTTTTTTATCTTATAACTCAATCTATAAGGGATAGGTTCTTTGACATCTAATACTAAACAAAACTATGGAAATTACATCATTTATTTTAGGTGTAGCTGCGGTCATTACTATACTAATGGTTGTGGTTACGTTTATGAATTTTATGGAACTTAAAAACCTCCAAAAACAAATCAATATTCTTCAAAGTATTGATGAAGCAATCAATCGTGATCTTGACATAAGAGAACGTAATTGTATGGATTATTCAACTCAATTAGATAATAACCTTCGAAAAGAGTTAGAAAATCTCTATCGTCATATTGACAGTAGAGTAGATAAACTCGAAGAAAAAACCAAAAAAGAGTTTCAAGCTCTTGATCACACTAAATCTTATTAATTAACCCGTTAAAGAACCTCCCTTTATAGTATTTATAAACATATTAGTTATAACAAATAATTTATGCCAGAATTTAAATTCCCAACTGAAACAGTTGAACTACCTTCAAAGGGTTTCTTTTACTCTACAGATCATCCTCTAAAGGAAGGTAAAGTAGAAATGAAATACATGACAGCTAAGGAGGAAGACATCCTAGCTAATGCTAACTATATCCAACAAGGTATAGTTTTAGACAAATTACTTGAATCACTTATTATCAGTCCTAAGTTTAACTTAGAAGACTTGTTAATAGGCGATAAAAATGCTTTGTTAGTGGCTGCTCGTATCTTAGGTTATGGTTCAAATTACACAGTATCATACGGAGGTAAATCACAAACTATTGACCTATCTAAACTAGAAAATATAAACAATGATTTTACTGGTTTAACTGAAGGAAAAAATGAGTTTTCTTATACAATGCCTTCCACAGGTACTGAAGTCACCTTTAAACTTTTAACAGGCAAAGACGAAAAATCCATCGATAAGGAATTAGAAGGTCTTAGAAAAGTTAACCCCAATGCCGGTGAATTAACTACCAGGTTCCGTTTTATTATCACCTCAGTAAGTGGTAAACATGACATGGAAAATATTGTAAACTTTATAGATAACTATCTCTTAGCTTCTGATTCAAGAGCTCTTAGAGAACATTACAAGAATACTATGCCAGACATAGATATGTCCTACCAGGGGGAGGACGGTCGATTTCGTACGGTTCCCATTGGACTTGACTTTTTTTGGCCTGACGTCGCAGACCGTTTCTAATTTTAGAGCAGCTTTATTTAATGAGATACATGAAATAGTATTTCATGGTAATGGTGGATATGACTACTATACAGTCTATAATCTCCCAGTATGGTTAAGAAAGTTTACATTTAATAAACTTCAAGACCATTACACTAAACAAGCTGAATC